CCGGTTCCACCTGCCGCCGCAAACGATTTAGACGTTTCCGTCTTTTCAACGGTTGCTTCTGCTTATCGTAAGCTTGATGCTGATAGTGCTTTCGTTGCTCGTGGCACAACAGCAGGTGTTCAAGGTGATCGGCTTTATGCCGATCTGACCGGTGCTTCTGCTATTACCATCAATGCTCTTCGCGAAGCTATGGCTCTACAGCGCTACCAGGAGGCTCGCGCTCGATATGGCAGTCGTTATGTGGAATATTTACGTTACCTCGGTGTCCGGAGCTCGGATGCGCGTTTACAACGGCCCGAATATCTTGGAGGCGGAAAGCAAACTATCCAATTCTCTGAAGTACTCCAAACCGCGGAAGGCACCGATCCTGTCGGCCAATTGCGCGGTCACGGTATCGCCGGAATGCGCTCGAATAGATATAGAAGATTTTTTGAGGAGCACGGCTATATTATATCGCTTATGCTTGTCCGCCCAAAAACCATTTACGCTCAAGGTCTTTTTCGACATTGGAATAGACGTTTTAAGGAGGACTACTTTCAACGCGAACTACAGCACATCGGACAGCAAGAAGTGCTGAATAAGGAGGTCTATGCTCCTCATGCTAGTCCTACAGGAATATTCGGCTATCAAGATCGTTACGATGAATATCGGCGGGCAGAAAGTCTTGTGTCTGGCGAGTTCCGCACTACCGCGCTGGACTTCTGGCATATGGCTCGTATTTTCGCTTCTGATCCGGCTCTCAACGCCTCATTTGTCTCCTCTGTGCCGACCAAGCGCATATTTGCGTCCACCGATACCGATGGTCTTTACGTCACTTGCAAGCACTCCATACAGGCACGTAGAATGATCGCCAGAACTGGCACGTCTCACATTTTCTAGGAGGTCATATGTCGATCGAAGATACTGCTAAGGAGCTCTTTGAGCTCGAGCAATCCGTTCAATCTCAATATCTCGATGCCTTTGGCAGAGAGTTGCCTAATCCTGTCCCTATGCAACCGCCTGTGGGTTATAAGCGCGCTCCTTCGCTCGCTGAGCAAATACGCGTAATGATCCAACAAGCTTCGCATGAAGCTGCAATGGCTGGTGCTGAGACGGAAGACGAAGCTAACGACTTTGATGTCGGTGAGGAATTCGACCCCACTTCACCGTGGGAAAATGAATTCGAAATGGACCCCGCTATGGAGGCCATGATCGCGCTTCAATCGCGTCCCCCGGCTCCACGTGAAACGGCTCCGGCCGCTACCCCGGCGCCGTCTGCGCCTGCTCCTACGGCAAGCCCGCCGAGTCCCACCCCGGCGGGAGGTAAGTAGTAGGCGATTAGGGGGGAGGAAGGCAGCGGCCTCCCCCCTTTTTCCTGAAAGCCAAGCGGCACTCCTTAGTGCCATTCGAGCGGAGCTCGAAAGTCGTAGCGAAGCGGAGACGCCAGCCGCAGCGGTTCATCGTCAAGATTGTCGAACGCTGCAAGCTCGGCCCCTCCACAGTGACTTCCTTGATAGTCACTGTGTTAGGTGACACCAGGAGGCACCGTGGCACGGTCAAACAGATCATCAAAATCTACAAGCCAGCGCGATTTCAACACACCTCAATCGCTAGACTCTCTGCTGGCGTTTAAACTCAGACCACCGCCACGGCTCCTCCCTGTCACCTTCACCCCGGCCGCTGCCGTGGGTGACCTTTCGGAGGTCGAGGACCGGCGTCGGTTTAACCCCGGTCGCTCGACACTCCCACCTCGATCGACGCGCCCCGGCGCGTCCCGTGTGGTCGCTGACCCCAAGTCCGCGACACAATTGAAATTTGCCGATCCCGCTTATGTTTCTCTCTGTGCTCGTCGCTCCCGTCGTCGGGAAGTCCTGTTTGCGAAGCGTAAAACGAAGAAGGGTTCGGGATCAGCGAAGCGGCACCGCAACTTTTGGAGTTCAATTTCATGCTCGAAGCGATAGGCTCTGCCATATCCGCCGGTGCTAATATTATCGGCGGTTTAATGGGCTCTAACGAGAAGAAGAAAGATCGTGCGCTACAGAAAGAATTTGCCCAGCAGGGCATTCGTTGGAAAGTTGAAGATGCTAAAGCTGCTGGGCTTCATCCCCTGGCTGCGCTGGGCGCGCAAACCATGTCCTATTCACCCGTCTCAGTTGGCGGCTCGGATATCGGAACCGGGCTCGCCGCTGCTGGTCAGGACGTCTCACGTGCAATCAATGCCACGCGTGGAAAAGGCGAACGTCTCGATGCTTACGCTAAGACGGTTCAGGATCTCAATCTACGTCGCATGGGTTTGGAGAACGATCTGCTGGCTTCACAGATCGCAAAAATCAATCAGGCGGGAACGCCGCCTGCGCTTCCAAGAGGAACGGATCGCCTCCTTGTTGAGGGCCAAGGGGATAGTCCCCTCGTCAATGTCAAGCCCGTCGATCAGGCTACGACGGCACCCGGTCAACCGTATGCGGAAAGTGCTGCAAACCCCGAGATGGGATGGGCACGTACCGAAAGTGGTTGGGCTCCCGTTCAATCGAAGGAATTCCATGATCGTGCTGAAGAAGATTTCGGTGCTACATTAGGTTGGTGGATGCGTAATCGCATCTTGCCTAGAAGTCTCGGCGGTTCGTTTAGTCCGCCGAAAAATGTTCCTATGGCACCCGGAGATACGTGGATATTTGATCCGGTAAGACAGGAATATCGTCTGCTATCAAAACGCGACCGAGAGTCGCCATACGGTCGCTGGTAAAGGAGAATTCAATGCCTCGTTTCCGCAAGCGTCGCCGCGTTGTTCGTGGTCGTGGTCGGCGTTCATTTGGTAGGTCTCGCCGGCGTTCATTCGGTAGGTCTCGCCGGCGTTCTGGTCCCATGCGTATCGGCTTTAGGATGTAGATGCGCTGTCGTAACCCATATATCGCGCCAGGAGGGGGGGCACATGGCTGCGGCCAGTGCCTTCCTTGTCGTATTAATAAGAAGCGTGAGTGGTCGCACCGCATAATGTTGGAGGCCACTCAGTGGTCATATAATAGCTTCTGGACGCTCACATATTGTGATGAAAAATTGCCACTAACGCCGGACGGTTTACCGACTCTTTTTCCGAAGCATTTGACAGACTTTTTGAAGCGGCTTAGAAAGGATTATCTGCCAAACAAACTGAGGTACTTTTATGTTGGAGAATACGGAGATCGTTCGGCCCGCCCCCACTACCATATTGCGCTATTTAATTACCCCGGATGTGATCGCGGCGTTACTCATGTTAACAGACGAGGAGATTGCTGCGGAGTTTGCGACAATATCCGAGACTTATGGACTTTCGGAAAGGTACATTCGGGCCAATTGGAGGATGCTAGCGCAGCGTATATCGCGGGCTACGTCACTAAGAAGTTGACATGTCCAAACGACCCAAAGGTCAAAGAAATTCTGGCTGGACGCCACCCGGAACTAGCTCGGATGAGCTTGAAGCCTGGGATTGGTGCTATGTTTATGCCGGAGGTTGCTTCCGCACTTCTATCCCACAACTTGCACATTACACGCCCAGATGTACCAACCTTGTTGCAGGTCGGTATGCGTGCCAAACCGCTTGGGAGGTACTTAACCAGGGAGTTACGAAAACATGTGGGCATGGAACCGAATGCGCCGGAGGCGACTATTCAAGCCCAAAAGGAGAAAATGCGCCATCTGTCGGAAATGGCGAAAGCGATTGCGCCCAAAGGTCTTTATTCGGAGACTCTTCGGTCGGTGATAATCGAGGAAAATGAAGGTAAGTATCAGCAGACTTTAGGTCGGTCTAAAATCTGGAAAAAACGGGATACGTTATGAAACGCAATAAGTTCAATCTCTCCTACACGAAGCTCCTTTCTATGGATATGGGTGAGCTGGTTCCGATCGGACTTACGGAGGTACTTCCTGGTGATACAGTTCAACAGGCTACTAATGCTCTTATACGATGTTCGCCTCTTCTTTCTCCAGTTATGCACCCTGTACGTGTCAATATTCATCATTGGTTTGTGCCTCATCGTCTCTCCTGGGAAGACTGGGAAGATTTTATTACAGGAGGGCCAGATGGAATGGACGCGTCTGTCTTTCCAACTATTACTCTCGGTGGTGGTAGCGGTGCCGCTGTCGGTTCTTTGGCTGATTATTTGGGTTGTCCTACGGGAGTAAACAACCTTGAAGTATCCGCTCTGCCTTTCCGTGCATATGCTCGTATCTGGAACGAATTTTATCGTGACCAGGACCTACAAACAGAATTGGTTATTGATGAGACATCAGGCGCGGACACTACAACGAATACTGCTTTGCAGAACGCTGACTGGGAGAAGGATTACTTTACGT